TAATAAAAGGTTCTAATTAAGGTAGGGGGAAACCCCTACCACTTTTATAAAGGAGAATAATATGGCTGATGCTGTAGCGACGCAGACACTCATAGATGGTGATAAAAAAGTAGTTCAAAAATTTACTAATATTTCTGATGGCTCTGGTGAATCTGCGGTTGTTAAAGTTGATGTAAGTGCTTTAGCTACAAATTCTCGTGGCGATGCTTGTACAGGTGTTGTCATAGAGGAAATATGGTGGCAGTGCATTGGAATGAAGGTTCAAATACTTTGGAATGCTTCAACTAATGTTTTTTGTATTGAACTAGGTGAAAATCAAAGTGGTAACCATGATTACACCAAATTTGGTGGTTTGCCTAACAATGCTGGTAGCGGAAAAGATGGAGATGTTCTTTTCACAACTGTAGGTCATACCAGTGCAGATACCTATACAGTAATTATGTCTATGCGGAAAGAGTATGGCTAAATCTAAAAAAGGCGAAATGCCTAAACGTAATAAGAAAAATTTCCGTCCCACAAAGTCTGGGGCGGGAATGACAAAAGCTGGTGTTAAAGCTTATCGAAGAAAAAACCCTGGTAGCAAATTAAAAACAGCTGTTACTGGTAAGGTAAAGCCCGGAAGTAAAGCAGCTAAAAGACGTAAATCTTACTGCGCTAGATCTGCGGGTCAAATGAAAAAGTTTCCAAAAGCGGCTAAAGATCCTAATAGTCGTTTGCGTCAAGCTCGTAAAAGATGGAAGTGTTAAATGGCAATAAGTCGTAGTAAAATGAAAAAACAAGTTACTAAGCCACCTCAAAAAAAAGATGATATGCCTAGAGGTTTAACTTATTTTAGAAAGGGTGGAGCCGCTTCAAAAAAATCTAAAGGTAGTAAAATATGCCCTTCTGGAAAAGCATGGGCTAAAAGAACATTTGATACTTATCCTTCAGCTTATGCAAATATGGCGGCTTCTAAATACTGCAAAGACCCTAATTACGCTAAAGGCGCAAAGGGCAAGAAAAAGAAGAAAAGCTAATGGGTGCGCTTAAAGATTGGGTAAAACAAGATTGGGTTCGCATCGGTACTGATGGGAAGATAAAAGGTAAGTGTGGTACTTCTAAAGATAAGAAGAACCCTGACCGATGTTTGCCTCGTAAAAAAGCTCAAAGTCTCTCTAAAGCAGAAAGAGCCAAGACTGCTCGTAAGAAAAAAGCAGCAGGAGCAAAAGGTAAAACTGTAGTTTCCAACACTAAAAAAGCAAAAGTTCGCAATATGAACAATGGCGGTGTTGTTGAAACAAAGTCTAAACGTAAATTTAATGGCAAAACTATACCAAAAACTGCTGTTGCAAGGGGTTGCGGTAAAGTAATGTCTAATCGAAGAAAGCGTACAAAAGGCGCTGTAAGCCAATCATAAGGAGTTTATCATGGCTATGAAGAAAAAAGGAAACAGAACTGGTGGCAAAATTCGTCGTATGTCTAAAGGTGGAGCAGCGGGCGGTAAGAAAATTCGTCGTATGTCCAAAGGTGGGGCTGCTGGTGGTAAAAAAGTTCGTCGCATGACAAAAGGCGGTGCGGCTGGCGGTAAAAAATCACTTACAGCAGCAAGAGCAATTCTTCCTTCTGGTTATAAAATAGTTAAAAAATAAAGTATGGCTTATTTGCACAGCAATATACCTTATTTTAAAGCATGGGTTCGTCGTGAATACACTCACAACCATGAGAATTATCACGGCGAATTTCTTCATGCTATGGTTATTGGTGTGACAACAATACCGAATAGATGTTTAAGTTTTCAGGTTATATTCACTGGGAATGAGGCTGAAGGAGAAAAAGAAGACACAGTACATGGTGGTGCTATGTGGGCGCGTATGCCCATAACTGCGCTTGTTGGTGACATTCCTTTAGAAGAATGGCCTGAGCCAATGGAAACATACGATGCACAACCTTGGGATTGTGCCTCTCATTATAACTCTGTTTATGTTATGGATAGAACTACTCCTTGCCCTTGGATGGCTAAAATAGATGGTCAAATGTATCCTGCAAAATATTTATTTACTGTAGACTACACTGAATCAGAAATAGCAGATGACCCAGCGCAACATAAACAAAACCATGTACTTCAGCTATTAGATGCTGGAAAATGGACTGGTAATATTGTTGCGTTACCTAATAACCGTGTGCGTGTAACTCACCCTGCTTGGTTTCAAACTGGAGAAGGCGCTCCTGATTTTAAACCATCTCAACATATACACTATTCAAAAAGTGATTTAGACTATACACTAGATGTTAACAAGGTTTTCGATAACCTTTATAACGAGGAATAACATGACTGTATCAGGATCCAAAAATTTTGAATTAGACGTAGCAGATTATATTGAAGAAGCTTTTGAACGTTGTGGTTTAGAAGTTAGAACTGGTTATGATTTAAAAACTGCTAAACGCTCTATGAACCTTTTATTCGCTGATTGGGCTAACAGGGGTATCAATCAATGGACGATTGCACAAAGAAGTTTCACTGTTACAAGCAATGATGGTCAGTATGATTTAAGTGCCGATGTAATAGATATTTTATCTTTAGTAATACAAAGAGATAGCACAGATTATTCTTTAGACAGAATAAGTAGAGACGCTTATTTAAATATTCCTACAAAATCTACTCAAAGCAGACCTACCCAATATTTTTTAGATAGGCAAATAACACCAAATTTAAAATTGTGGCCTTTGCCAGATAATAGCACAGATGTTATATATTACGATGCTTTAATTCGTTTAGACGATGCAGATACATTCGTAAATACTGTTCAAGTTCCTTTTAGATTTTATCCAGCGTTAGCAGCTGGCTTGGCTTATTATATAGCGGTTAAAAAGGCTCCTGATAGAATACCTTTATTAAAACCAATGTACGAAGAAGAACTAGGTAGAGCCATGGATGAAGATAGAGATAGATCTTCTTTTCAAGTCTCACCTCAATTGAGAAGTTATAGATATGTCTAAGTATGCCTCAAATAAACGAGCATACGGTATATCAGACCGTTCTGGCTTCAGATACAGACTTAAAGATATGCGTAAAGAATGGACAGGTTTACTTGTTGGAAAAGATGAGTGGGAATCTAAACATCCTCAATTAGAACCAATTAGAACAAGGCCAGATCCTCAAGCTTTAAGAAATCCAAGACCAGAACAAAATTTAACTGAACAAAGATCATTACAGTATGGGTTTGATCCTGTTGGTTTTTTAGATATACCAGGAATAACTCCAGACAATAATTTAGTTTCTACTGGATCAGTAGGAGAGGTTACGGTGACAACAACATGAGTTTTACATTTACAACATTAAGAGAAGCAGTGCAAAATTACACTCAAAACAATGAAACATCTTTTATTGCTAATATGGGTACTTTTGTAGAATTATCTGAGGAACGTATTTTAAAATCCATTCAATTAAATGTTTTTAAAAAAAATGCAGCTGGTAATATGACTTCAGGAAATAAATATTTAGCTGTTCCTAGTGATTTTTTAGCACCTTTTTCTTTAAGCATTACAAATAGCAGTAGTTTTGAGTTTTTAATGTTTAAAGATTTAGATTTTGTTGAAAGTTATAATCCAAATCCAGCAACAACTGGTACGCCAAAATATTATGCACAATTTGATGTTGATAATTTTCTTATTGGTCCAACACCTGATAGTTCTTATGTTTCTACATTAAGTTATTTTTACAGACCAGCTAGTTTAACTGAAAGCCAATTAACGTTAACAGTAGGGGCAACTGGGAGCTTTACAAACGGTGAAAAAATTACTGGCGCAACAAGTGGTGTAGTTTCTACTATTAAAGCTATTCCAACTTCTACTACGTTTACGATTTTAGTTCCTTCTGGTACGTTTACAGATGGAGAAACAATTACTGGAGCAACAAGTGGAGCAACAACGACTGTAACCTCTACTGGAGCTGACACAACTATTAGTTGGTTGAGTGAAAATGCTGAAATAGCGTTGTTATACGGCACTTTAATAGAAGCAAGTGTTTATATGAAGGAGGAGCAAGATATTATGGCTATGTATAGCTCAAGATTTGCAGAGGCAATGTCAAGGTTGAAAAATCTTGGAGAAGCTAAAGAAGTAACAGATCAATACAGAACTGGTGAAATTATAAGGCAGAAAACATAATGTTAACAAATTCACTTAGTATGTCAAATGACTTTTCTGTAACAGTAGAAACCACTAATAATAGAGGTTTTACTCCAGAAGAAGTAGCGGTTCGTTGCGTTAACAGAATTATAGGAATTTCTGATAATGCTCCACCTGCTATTAGAGACCAAGCTAACGCTTACAGAAAAGAATTAGAAGCAATAGTTGCAAATTATATGCACCAGGCTATTAAAAGTGATAGAACTACTGTATATAACGCAATTAGAGATTCTGGAAACCCTAAACTAGCAGAATATATAAGGAGAATGTGATGGCTTTTACTGGTAATTTTTTATGTACCTCATTTAAACAGGAGTTAATGGAAGCAAAACATAACTTCTTAGCTTCTGGGGGCAATACTTTTAACATTGCTTTGTACACCAATAGTGCAAGTTTTACAGCAGCAACTACTGCATACACAACTAGCAATGAAATAAGTGGAACAAACTATAGTGCTAAAGGACAAGCACTTGGGAACGTTAATCCAACAACAAGTAGCACAACAGCGTTTACTGATTTTGCAGATGAAGTTTTTTCAAACGTAACTATATCAGCTGTTCGAGGTGCTATGATATTTAATGATTCAGCGTCTGGAGACCCTAGCGTTTGTATCTTAGACTTTGGTGCAGACAAAGCAGCAAGTTCTGGTGATTTTACAATTGTATTTCCAACAGCTGATGCGAGTAATGCGATAATTAGGATCGCCTAATGTCTATCAATAATGTTGCAGCATTCCAAGGGTGGAACAGCTCTATACAGGGATGGAATACTGGAACATGGAACACTAATGTTGCCTTCCCGGTAACAGCTACTACAGCTATTACTGGTGTTGCAACTACTGGAGACGGTGTAATTGGTGTTACGGGAACCAGTGCTACTGGTGGCGTTGGCTCTGTAACCGTTACTGGTGAAGCAAATATCTCCGTCACGGGTGTTGCAGCAACATCCGCTTTAGGTAATACATTTGAGACTTTAAATGGCGTTTCTTCCACTGGGGCAGTTGGATCTGTAACTATTACAGGAGATGCTTCTGTTTCAGTCACAGGTGTTAGTGGCACAGGGGTGATAGGTTCTTTAAGAGCAACATGGGGTCAAATAATACCAGATCAAAACGCAAATTATCAAGAGCTTGTGCCAAATCAAAATCCGAGTTACAATAATGTAACTCCTTCTCAAACTCCGAATTGGGAAACCGTAGAATATAAAAATACTATAGCAGCATAGGAATTACAAAATGGCTAGTACATACGTTAATAACCTCAGACTAGAAGAAATAGGTTCAGGAGAGCAATCTGGTACATGGGGTGATACAACAAATACAAACTTAGAAATAATAGGCCAAGCAACAGCCTGGGGAACCAGAGCCATTGCAAACGCCTCAACAGATAACATTACAATTGCGGACGGTGCGTTAGACGCAGACAGGTGCCTTGGGTTAAAACTAACAGGTGGCGGTCAAGCGTGTACGGTTACACTTCTGCCAAACACAAGTTCCAAAACTTGGTTCATGTATAACGCAACCAGCTACACACTAACGTTTACTTGTGGTAGCGGTGCTAATGTAGCGATTCCAGCAGGACAGACCAAGGTTATTGCAACGGATGGTCTGGGTTCGGGTGGCGTGGTTCACGATTTACTTACAGAAGTTAATTTCGCTGGAGATGTATTTGTAACAAACACTTTAAATGTGGCAGGTGACACAGCCGCTGGAGATGCGGCAGCTATAGGTTACACTGCTGCTGAAGGGTTAATACTTACAGGCCAAGGTAGCACCAACGATGTAACAATTAAGAATGACGCTGATGCTGATGTAATAGAAATACCTACTGGTACAACTAATGTAACTGTAGCTGGTAACTTAGGTGTAGGTGGTACTGTTACAGGCACAGGCACATCTGTATTTGCCTCACTAGACATCTCAGGTGACATAGACGTAGATGGCACAACTAACCTAGACGTGGTAGACATAGATGGTGCTGTAGATATGGCTTCTACGTTAACAGTCGGAGGTGTCGTTGATATAACTGATACCACAGACTCCAGTGATGCTACAGGTGATACAGGAGCTTTACGAACTGAGGGTGGTGCAAGTATAGCTAAAAAGTTGTACGTTGGCACAGACCTAGATGTTGACGGCACAGCCAACCTTGATGTTGTAGACATTGATGGTGCTGTAGACATGGCTTCTACGTTAACACTCGCTGGTAATGCAGACTTTAATGGCGATCTTGATGTAGATGGCACAACTAACCTAGACGTGGTGGATGTAGATGGTGCAGTTAACTTTGCAGCAGACGTTACCTTTGCAGATGGTGCAGATATTATTACTGCTTCAGCAGGTACATCTAACTTTAGAGCAGGTGTCAACGCAGGTAACTCAATAGCATCTGGCGGTAACTACAACGTGGTTGTGGGTGACGAAGCTGGTACTGCTTTGACGACTGGTGATGGGAATGTGGCTGTAGGTTATCAAGCTTTGTCTACTGAAGATGCAAATGGCGAAAGTGTAGCTATAGGTTATCGTGCTTTAAAAGTACAAAATGCAGGAGCCGCAGCATATAATACTGCCGTTGGATATGATGCAGGTGTAGCAGTAACCACAGGTATTGAAAATGTTCTTATTGGTGCTACTGCAGGTGATGCACTTACAGATGGAGATAAAAACGTAGCAGTAGGAACAGCAGCGTTAGGCTCTGATACAAGAGGTAACTTTAGTACAGCTATAGGGCATGGCGCACTTAACTCTTCAAACACTACAAATGATACTGATATGTATAATACAGCAGTAGGTTATCTAGCAGGTGTAGCAGTAACCTCAGGCGTACAGAACACGCTCATAGGTGGTCTCGCTGGTGATGCACTTACGGATGCAGATTATAATGTAGCAATAGGTTATCAAGCTTTAACCGCAGATACTTTAGGTTCTAGAAGTGTTGCTATAGGAAGAGATGCACTTTCATCACAAAACTTTACCACAGCTACAGAAAGCCAAAACGTAGCTGTAGGTTTTGCCGCAGGTGCAGCAATATCAACTGGCACATTTAACACTATTGTGGGCGGTGAAGCAGGGAAAGCAGTAACCACAGGCGTACAGAATACCCTTATTGGTGGTATTGCTGGTGATGCACTCACTGACGCTGATTCTAATGTTGTTATGGGTTATGGTGCTTTAACGACAGACACAAAAGGATCTTTAAGTGTGGCTATTGGGGCATCTGCTTTAGCTACACAAAACTTTACGACTGCTACAAATACTTTTAATACAGCAGTGGGTGCAGTAGCAGGTCAAAGCTTAACCACAGGCGTACAGAATGATTTATTTGGTGGATTAGCTGGTGACGCTTTAACTGATGCTGATTATAATGTAGCACTTGGATATGCCACACTAAGCGCAGACACGTTAGGCAGTAGAAGTACGGCTGTAGGACATTCCGCATTAGCTTCACAAAACTTTACGACTGCTACTGATACTTACAATACAGCAGTTGGGTTCTATGCAGGAGTTGCAGTAACCACAGGCATATCTAATACCATCGTTGGTGGTCGTGCAGGAGATGCTCTAACTGACGCAGACTTTAACGTAGCTATAGGTATGGATTCTCTTACTACTGATACACTAGGAGGTAAAAGTACAGCTTTAGGTGTTGGTGCTTTAGGCACACAAAACTTCACAACTGCTACAGATACCTTTAATACCGCTTTGGGATTTCAAGCAGGATTATCTGTAACTACAGGTCTGCGTAACGTCTTAGTTGGTGGCCTAGCTGGTGATAGTGGTACAACAGCCGCAAATAATGTTATAGTTGGTTACAATTCTGATTTAGCAGCAGTAGATACTGCACAAGTTATTGTTTTAGGATCAGGTGTAACATCTCAAGCAGCAAATAACTTTACATTTGGGTTTGGTGCTACAGACAGCAACATAGCCTTTGGTGCTACAAGCATTACTGCTCCGTCAGATGAAAGATACAAAGAAGATATAGCAGATTCAACGGCAGGTCTTTCCTTTATAAAAGATTTAC